CCATTTAGACCAATCTTCTGATGACTCTAATTTTGCTCTATTGATTATGTTTTCGTACATTTTATATCTCTCTCTTTGATTCCTGTGAGTAGTGCCGCTTCCTTGCGACTCCAACCCTTTTTAATTAGCCTTTTTGCTCTGTATATCTGTTTTTTCTTGTTCATGCTGTTGATTAATCAGTGCTCTATCAAATTGACCTTTTGAGTTAAAGTATGGCCTAGCTCTTTGTATTCGAGCTAGATTATCCATTTGTTTTACTTCTTGCCAGTTGTGATTATTCATAGCCAATTCAACCTATTGTAAATTTCAATGACCGTTTCAACATCTGATTTGCAGTATTCAGCAATCTTATCAATGTTGCCCTTTTGATATTCAGGCCATACTTGTGAACCGTTCATATCTCCCTTTTTAGGCTCAATACCTAGCAGCTTACATAGATTAGTCTGGCTGATTTTACCGTTGAATCCCGCCCATTCTTCCATTGTACAGAAGTGGTGCTGTCCATGTCTGCCATGCCATACCGTTTTGAATTGCGGCTTGATTCTATTGATAACAAAGCGTTTGTGTAGGAATGGCAAATCAAACTTGGCATTATGAGCGATGAACATAACCTCTGGCTTTACTCTATCTGACACCGTATAACGCTGTATAAATTCGTTTAATTGGTTCAACATATCAGCCTCGCTGCCAGTGTAGGTTTCGACCGTTTGGTCTAACTCGGCAACAATACCAATACCAATGCAGCAGATTTGACCCTTACCACCGTCAAACGATGTTTTTAACCATGCCTTTTCAGCTTCACTCTCTGTATTATCAGCAAGCCATTTATCAATTGATTCTTGTTTCTTGTACTGAGCAGGGGGTTTAATCCCTGCTTTGTATTCTTCCATGTTTGGGTTCTGCTCTGGCAAGGTTTCTAAATCAATAAACACTTTAAGCATTGTTTAACTCTCCATTTAAAATAGTAATGATTGAATCAGCCATTTCACGACTGACTTTGTAGTCTTGTCTAAGTTGCTTAACAATTGCTTGAGGACTCATGCCTTGAGTGCAGGCATTTAACATGGCCTCTTTATCTGCTTCAAAGTTAGCATCGTTATACCAGGGTTTATCATTATCGGCTTTCTGGTTTGTTTGCGTCTTGTGGTCGCTGTTATCCATTGAGTCCGCATCTTTGGTGTCGTCTATCAGAAACAGCCCATTCAATGCGTACTTTCTTGCGTAACTTGTGGCCGTTCCCGTAATTTGGCTATCGTCCATGCCCTTTTTAACTAGCGACTCTCTGGCAAAGGCTGAATTGCTTAATGAATTCTCACCGTCTGTAATTGTCGCTGTGGCCTTAACGTAGATTCTATCCCCTACCATATGAATATCATCTGTTACAGTCACCACAAGGCCATTGAGGACGGATTTTAGTCCCTCCAGTATATCTTCGCAGCTACGGTATTTGTATTTGCCAAAATTGTTGAACTGGTTTTTTGGTGCTTTTAGGTTTGCTTGAACTTCTGCAACTCTCTCTATGAATTCTTTGTTCATCTTACTCTCCAAAGTGCTGTATTAATCTACTTGTTTCGTTTTCTTGTAGTGCAATATGTTTACTCACTACATTACTCACTTGTTCTTTTGTTAGCGTGTCAGCCATGATTAAATCTCTGACATATTGTGCTGTGCTGTTGCTGTTTGGTTCACCGTTCAAGATATCTTGCAAATCTTCCAGTGATACCATACCGCGAACGATTTTTAGCTCAATGTCTATGATTAGGTCGTTGTTCATTTTAACACCGCCTTTAGTTTGTAGTTAAATGCATCAAGCACAGCAATTAAGTCTGACACCTTGCCTTTACCCTCCATTAAGTTAGTTAATCTGCCATAACTAACGCCTTTGCTTTCAACTTCCTTTGCTATGTTCATCTTGCCAGTAATGCCATAGCTTTCTGCTGCTGACTCTATTGTTTCTTTTACGTTCATCTTGTCACCTCGTTTGCTTCGATATGGTGATTATTATTTAATTTTGAGAATTCGTCAATTATTTATTTTAAGTATTTGCAAATTAATGAACATTGGTTTACATTGTTACTGTCTTAATTAATAGAGAGATAGAGAAGATGAGTGAACCAATTATTAAAGAGTTAAATGAAGTGCTTAAAAAATACGGCTTAATGGTTTCTGAAATAGAAATGATTAGCTCGATTGACTTGCCAAGCGAAAAGCCTCTGGATGGTGAATTAACATCAATAAAATTACTTGCTGAAAGGCCTTGTGATATTAGTGTGAAAGAATCAAAGCAAAAGCACGAGGTGAACTATGAAAAGTAAATCAATTAACAGTGGTTTAGGTTTGATAGGTTTTATTGTGTTTATTGTGTTTATGTATGATTTGGTGGGTTTGGTATAAAACAAAAGGCCCTTTCAGTTAAGTTAGGGCCTTGTTTATTTAGGCTGCAACGCCATTATATTCATTGATTTTATACTGCACTTTCTGCAAAAATTCCGCATTAAATACCTTTACTTTGTTACCTGTTAGCACTTTAAAATTCGTACCTGTTTCGTTTAGCTCGTATTCCTTGCCAGTTTTGAATCCTTTTACATTATAGAATTTGATTGTTTTCATAATACTACACCTTAACTTGTATTCATGTTTTATCCTTTATTGGTTAATAAAAAGGGAGTGTTTAACTCCCTGCGAATCTTTAGTTGTTGCTTAGCTTTTCCCTAAGTAAGTACCCCTCTAAAGACCATATTTTGTTTTTCGCATTGTCTCTTGCAATCTTTCTGCCTAAGTCAGCGTTAAAGTTCTCTGGACTTGCGCAAGCTGATTCACCTAACACAGTGTAACCATTCTTTAGAGTGAGCAAGCAAGCTGTAAAGGTTGTGTTTTGGAATACGTGATACTGTTCCGACACAATCACAGACTCTAAATGCTCTGGTGTTACTCTTGGAGCTGTCAAACCCTTTTCTTTAATTTCGCTTTCAATCTCGTTATCGTTCATTTTTAATCTACCTTAAATCAATCTAGCCATTGTTGGCCCTAAAATTATAACACGTTTTGTACCTTTTGTTTTTTGTGTTATATTCCTAAATGCAAGTTCACTTTCCATCATTACTTGCATCTCTCTATGTTTCGCCCCTATTCATTTAGGGGCTTTTCTCATTTCAATCATTGCATTATCAACTACTCGAATTCTCTGCATAGATGATGCCCAACTGAATGCGCTAGCAATGTCATTATAGCAAAGTCCGTATGGGTTTAAAACTTCATGCCTTTGGTGTATCGGGAGTAGGTCAATAACAAAGCATTCGCCTGGTATACAGGGTTCAAATTGTTCTTGGTATGGTGTCATAATAAACCTCACTTACAAGCACGTATGCTCGTCATATTCTTTCTTGCTTACCTCTTTCACTGTTGTGACATAGGTTGACATTCTAAACTTCATTCTATGCCAAAATGTAAGGTTTTTAGCTTTGAATTGAACCAACCCTAGTGGTTTGTGGCATGTTACTATCCAATATCTATTCATAATAAACCTTGCTCCCTGCATCCTTTTAAACATAATTCAGCCATATTAATCACCTGTCTGTCACTCTTTGCTTTTCCTATGGTGTCGTAGGTGTCATAGAATCGCTTTTGTTTTGTTTGGTGCTTTAGCTTTCTGGCGGTTTTCTTAATCGCTGAGGCTTGGTTTTTGCCGTAGACTCTCGCCATTTGCCAACTGATTAGAAGTGTTAGCATGTTGTTATATTCTCTCTGTGTTTCTGTCATTTTTGTTTACCTTGTTAGTTCATAGTCAATCGTTGCCATTGGTTTCAATAGCATATCGTTGAAGTCTGAATCTGGTTTTTCTGGTGTTCTTATGATCACTTTTTCAACCTCGTTATTTGCTAAAATGTTCTTGTGTCCACAAGCAAACGCGGCCGCCAGTCCTGCACCGTTTCTGTCATTATCCGCATAGATGAATAATGTTTTTACCCCAATAGGTGCTTTAAATGCTTTCATTATGCTGGTGTTTAATACCGCCCACGTTGGTACATTAAACAACTGTTTTGCTGACAGTGCAGACTCAATACCCTCACTAATCCCCAAAACAGAATCATGCTCAAACATTCTGATTGCGACATTAGCCGCGTGAGTTGTGCCGCATGAATGACATGGTTTGTTAAAGTTATTTACTGTTACCATGCGTTTATTGGTTGTGATGTTCGCCTTTCTACCATCTTCTAAGTAAGTCGTATGAGAATAAGCCACTTCCATATTCTCATTGGTAGCAACAGCAAACATGGCCTTGTAGAATTGGCCTGTTTCACTGTCCTTTACCGCTTCATGCTGTTTTACGCTCATTCTTGGCAATTCATAAATACCGCGTGAATTGAGATACTTTTCAACTTGTGTGCCTTTTAGCTCTCTTTTTAATCCTGAGAATCTATTAGCTAACATTTCTTTTAGTGGTGTGTCAGGTCGTTTTGTGGTGGCTTTAAACTCGTAGTTTCTACCAAGTATCTCGTCTATTTGCTTGCAGGCTGTGGCATAGTCAAAGCCCTGAGTTTCCATGATTAAATTGATGATGTTTCCACTTCCACAAACACAGATATATCTAAGCTGACCGTTAAACATGTTTAGTCTGAACTTGCGCCTTTTCTGGCAGATAGGGCAGTCAATGTGTTTGTTTCCTGTTGGCTCTGGCAATCTAAAATGATGCAGGACTTTTGGCTCTTGGCCTTGTAGTAGCTCTATTGTTTTCATTTGTTTAACATCTCTCTAAGGTTTTTTACGTTTTCTTTTAATTGTTCCCTTTGTTCATCAGTCAAAGGTTGTTTAAGCTGTTGTTGTTTTTGTCTCCATTTTGAATATTTTATTCTGCTATGTTTGATAAAATTCCTTGTCTCCATTGATGGGCTTTTTGGTGTCCGATGATAGGATTTGTCAGGCCAGTGACCAAACTTATTTTTAAATATCCCGTTAGGCCAATTATACTTATATTGCTTGCCTTTTTGGAGTCTAACCTCGTTTGAGTATCCAATTAACTCACTGAAAAACTGTTGCTTTTCTTTCTTGGTGATTATCTTCTCACCTTTTAATAATCCTAGCTCTCTGTCCTCGTCCGTTTCTACATCTTCACCTGCTAATGGCTTGTGACCGCACTTTTTACATTGATGTTCACCTGCTGGTTTCATGTAGTGACATTTAGGACATTCTTTTGGTTGGCTTTCTTCCTTTTGTTTTTCTCGCTTTGCCTGTTGCTGCTCTTTTAGTCCATCGTCATCTGATGGCAATTCGTCATACTCAATCGAGCAAGGAAGTCCTAATCTAAATACTGTGCCGCTATGGTCCAATATGATGCATCTATCTTTGCCTGGTGCGGTTCTGAGTCCACGTCCGATGCATTGTATCCATCTTGCCTCTGACTTGGTTGGCCTTGCGTAAATAATGCACCTTACGTCTGAGTCAAAGCCTGCAACCAATACACCCACGTTACAAATTACCTTTGTGATGCCTTGCTCAAATCTCGATATGATGGCCTTTCTTTCGTGTTGTGGTGTTTCTGCTGTCATTATCTCGGCTGGTACGTTTACCCGATTAAATCCATTGGTAACATGCCCTGCATGAGCGACATTAACACAAAATGCGATAGTGGGTTGATTCTCGCCCTTAGTGAGCCATGTTTGAACAATATCGCCTACAATCTTTGCCTCGCCCATTATCTCTGCAATGTCATTCTCTCGATAGTCTTTGCCATAGGCGGCTGTGTTTGTGGTTTTTACGCCTGTTAAGTTTGGTTTGGTTGGTGCATATACATCATATTCAGATAGATAGCCTTGATTGATTAATTCTCTGACTGTCGTTACTTTGATAAAGTTTTTATAGTAAGTGCCTAACCAGTTGGCAAAAGGTGTGGCTGTGAGTCCTACCCATTTACAAGATGTTGTGCTCATTAGCTCTAGTAGTGCTTTTCTTCTGATGTGGCACTCGTCAATGATAACCAGGTCACAATCTGGAAATTCTCGCCTAATCAGTGTGTCTGCTGATGCAATTTGTATTGGGTTGTTTGGGTCGTATCTTGGATCATCTCTCCATATGACACTTGGCTCTGGCAATCCATAACTAACAAAGGCTTTTATTGTTTGGTCAACGAGTGTGGTGTATGGCACAACAAAGACAACTTTCAATCCTCTTTGTTCCATGCCTGCGGTTATCTCTGCCGCTATGGCTGTTTTCCCTGCCCCTGTTGGTGCTTGCATTAGGTGGGCATCGTAGAGTTTCCACGTTGCTCTGAGTGTGTTTAATGCTCTTTCTTGGTGTGGTCGTAGTTCTAAGTTTGTGTTGCTCATGGTGTAAGTTACTCCCATTTGTTGAGTCTTGGTTATTGTTTCATTTTCAAAGCCAATTCTGCTGCTTTTATGTATCTTCTGGCCTGCCTATCTCCTACCAGTATACGCTTTTTAACTGCATCGACTGTTATTTCTTCCAGTGTCATAACTTTAATGAGTTTTGATGGTGAAAGGTCGGTTCTCTTTTGGTCATCGCTGTTTACAAAACTTCTTGCGATGCCAGTTATAAAATCGTCAATCCATTCGTGTTCGCAATCTTCACCGTAGAAAACTTTATCTTTAAAAACATTGTGTAGGTTGTTTTTTACTACTTTTGGCTTTCTACCTCTTGAGTCCTTTTCTTTGACTGCATTAAATGCACCCATAACTTGATCGTAAGTGAAGCCTGCCTCTGCCATTGCTTCAACCTTTTCATACACTCCACTTTCTTTAGCGTTGTCTATTGCCTCTAGTGCATTCTTACCACCGCACAAAGAGAAATAGATTTCTGTTTTCTCTATAATGTCCACTTTTAAGCCCTTTTATTTTGGTCATACGTCATATTTTATTATTTTCGGCATAATGTCAAGAAATAACGGCATTTATTTCGGACAGACTTATATAAAGGTATCTGTACTATTTGTTGACATAGAATAATCGAGTTATTTTTACTTTCAGTGAGGCTTTGCCAGTAAATAAACTAAGCAAACCGTTTCACCTTATCTTGCAACCACAAGTTTCCTGCTTTCTTTCTTGCGTTTAGTTCTTGGTGTGGCTTGTATACTCCATGATGGTTAAATGCCTCTGTATAACCCTCTGACAATCTTCCCCACCAGCCAGGCCTTAATCTGCGTATTGACTCCATGACCCAAATATCAGCGTTTCTATCT